AAGCGGATTGATGATACTTTCATCTAGTTCGTCCATCTTTCGTCTGACACGCATTGCTGGAACCCGCATGGCGGGGCCTTTGGTCTTGGAGGTCATGTTCTTCCTGAGATACTCAATCTGAAACGTGTCCTCAAGCTGGCGCTTGAACGAAGCGTACCCGAAACTCATAGAAGCGCAATAGGACTTGAGCAGGGTTTCTTCAATGAAGTAGTCGATGTAGCCGGGCGTTATGCCATGCTCAACACGCCCAAGAATCTTGTTGCGTGTAATCGTCTGGTCAATGATCTGACCACTGCCAAGTTCGGCCATCAAGCCACCACTGCTAGGCTTTAGCACCACGAAACTGCCATAGCTCTCCCGAGTGTAAGCGTTCAGTACGTCCTCTGCGGTGCGCAAGCTGTGCTTCATGCTAGAGCGCATGGCCGTAACAACCTTCTTAAACGCGTTCAGCACGGGGCGGAGGGGGATATCCACAATGCCAGCCGCTTTGAAAGCATTACGAGCATGGACTGCGGTTCCGATACCTGCCATCCAGAAGCGCTCATCGTTGGTAGCGTTGAACTCTGTGTACATGGCGGCTACTGCCTCACGCACAGTTGTAGGGAACTCATCAGCATGCTCAACCATATACTCGACTAGCTTGTAGCCAGCCACGCCGTAGTTAGCTTGCAAGGACTTGATGATCTCAATCTCATGGGGTTCCCATGTCAGCGCTTCTTCAAACGTAAACTCAAGCAGACGGCGTAGCTCACCCTCAGATGAGTGGTCACGGCCACCTGTCAGGTAGTCCACAACGTGCGTGTTAGACGACATCAGGCATACAGTCATCCATGTCGAGAGGTTCAGGCGTTCCTTGTTGGAGCCAGACTCCATACGCTCCTTGCCCCGACCCTCGGTCATGTCCAACAGGAACTCAGGCAACCACTCAGGGGCGGCTCGGTTCTTGGCGGTGATCTCATCCGTGATAAGCGGGTGGCTGTTAAGAAGCCCAAGACGTTGTTGCATAGCCACAGGCGAAGTGCTCTTACCTGTACGATAGTGCGTTGGGTGTCCCCATACTGAAGCAGCAGCTTCTAGCGACAGGGTCTTGCCCGTACCAGACTCGGTACTAGCGCAGTGGTATGTCATGCCGTAGATGCCTGTAAAGCGCATGAATGGTGCGCCAGCACCGGCAAGGATTACGGCTAAGTGCCCCCACATCTTCTTGGCGATCAACATGTTGATGAAGTCGCGCCAAGCCTCAATGGTTCCCTTGGGTTCGGTGTTTACTGTGATGTTCTCCAGACCCGGCATTGGCACCTTGACTGGTGGTTTGCCCTTGCTGAAGATACGTCCTGCATAGACGTACGTGTTGTCTGCCTGCCAGCCGTAGCTGTCAGGAACCTTTATAGCAGGTCTGCTTGTACTAGCTTCTTCCACACATGCCCTCACATATTCAAATAGATTTTTGTCGTTGTTGTGACCGAAAGCGGCCACCACATTCTGATTGGCTAACGCCTTAACAGTCTCGTCTTTACTAACCACGGCTTTCTGCGCCATCGTTATGTTCACTGCACCATCAGGCTTGAGCGCTATCAGGTGTACTGTGTGATCCCCGTTGCTGTTGAGAATGTCAACAACGAACAGTTCGTAGGGTAGTAGCATGACTTGCTTCTTGGACTTAACGCCCTCGTCATCCTCTACTGTGCGCTCCATGAACGTACCGCCGTTGGCTCCATAGGAGTACCCGCGTGGCGGTGTTGGGCGCATGACCTTGATGGTTTCTTTCTGCGTGACCGAGCTATCGCTTGAAAGCTTTACCTCGATCTCTTTCTCCTCGACCTCGACAGCCAACTCACGACCTAGGATCAGTGGGTTGGTGATCTTGCCCCAGTGTGTACATGATGGGCATATACCGGGGTTCTCGGAATCCATCTTGATGCAGGGGTATGGGCCTTTGATGCTCTGAAGCTTTTGGTTCATGCGCTCAGGCTCATACGGATGCATCTTGCTTAGCCATACTGCAGCTTTGTTGCCGTCTTCACAGACCTTAGCCCATGACAACAAGCCACGCCAGATCGGCTCCATGCCCTCTTCGGTTGCGTGTTCAACGTAGTTAGCCAGTTGGCCGCACCCACGATTGTTTTGCGTAGCCAGCCAAATTGGTTTGAACTTGGTCACGCTGTTCTCAAAGAGCTTGACGCTTGTTGGGGAAGCAGAAGCCGCAGATGGGCGAGTACCAGCCAAGTCTAGCTTGGGCACGGCTAGAGGCTCATAGACTGAGCCTGCAAGCTTATCTCGTATGAGAGAAGCCAACCCCTCGAAGCTGAACACATCGCCCTCGGTCAGTATGCGCACAGGGCGCGGCGTTGCGTACTTCTTCTTGAAGTTGGTGGTATCGGGTATGCGCAGGACACGGGCGGCATCTGCCGTTACGGTCATGTCGATAGCCAAAGATTCCTGTTTGCACAGGCGTTTAAAGTTCTCAGCCACGGGCTTCCAAGAATCAACAGGCACGGCCTCCAGCAGTGGCCAGTAGCAGTGCAAACCGCCACCAGAACCCACAACATACGGAGTGCCTAGGGCATCCATGCCTGTCTTATTTAGAAACGCACTGAGAGCTTGTGCCGCGTCCTTCTTCGATGCGTAGCCGTCCATGTCAATAAACAGGGATTTAACGTACCGAGCGTTGGTAGCTTGTCGGTTATCTTCTTCGCCAAAGGTAGCCAAGGCAAAGTAAATGTCCAGCTTGCTGTCATGCCAACGTTTGATGTGCGCGGGTGTACTGTCAAGAGCCGCCGTAAAGACGTGCTCTTTCCTTGTTAGTTCTGCTACGCAGTACCGACCAAATTCGGGCGGCGGCAGAACAACCGCTAAAAACTCAAGCGGAGTCATTGAAGTCCTTGCGGTCAGAAGAGTTCGAGTTGACGCGAATCTTTAGTCGTTGGGCGCTCCATGACGGGGTAACCAGCAAGGCGGCTTAGAAGTTCCATCTGCCAGTTCCTAGGCAGACCTTCTTTGGTGTGCACCAAGTCTTCGGCAAAGCGAACTAGCTCTTGCGTGGTGAGGGATCTAGGTTGTATTCCGTACATATTTTTCTCCATGCCTCGTCTGCTGAGTGAGAGGTCTTCATTATGTGAGTTAAGAATTCGACGCGGTCACGATAGGCCACAAACACTTCCGTGCCTGTAAACCAGTTGTAGACAGTCTGTCGAGAGACGCCGAGAGCATAGGCAATCTTCGTGACTGGGAAGTCAAGATGGATCGCCCAACGACCAAGCTGGTTGCCCAGAGACTTGGGAGTCTTTGCTACTTCGTCAATGATTTTTTGTGAGTAAGCCATAGTGGTTTAGGTGGGGCGACTTAAAGGGCACTTAAAGTGGGAACGCGTCCCACAGCGTCTAGCTGCTTCCCAGTGCCGCCCCGATTTAATTACTCATCGTCCCAATCAGCAACGATGTCGGCCAGCTTGTTCTTCTTAGCTGGTACGGATTCAACCTTGGGTGCGGCTTTACGCACTTCGGGTTCTTCTTCAGCTTCAACCGCAGGCTTGGCTTTCTTGGCCTTGGTCGCTTTAACTTCTGCCATAGACTCGGCTTCGTCTTCATCGAGCAAGTCACCAAGGGTCTTAGCAGTTGGGGGCTTGCCTTCAATAGCCAATGGTGCAGGGGCAACAACGCCATCAGCGGTGGCAGGGGTCACCGACACGGCTTTATCCGCATCCTTGGACTTGGACTGATCCTGAGCCACTAGGTATTCGTCATCAGTCAACCAACGCACAGGGGCGAAGATCAGCTTAGGGGACTCGGCCTTGGTGTCAAACTTCATGCGAGTCACGATGGCGTCCAAGTTAACAGGAGGAGTCTGAGCCGCCATGTAGCGAGCATAGGCTTGCAGTGGGCGCTTGTCGCCCTCTTCCTTGCCGAAGATGGACGTAGCAGGCAGGGTGACCTGCAACACATCGCCTTCAGGGTTGTTAGCCAAGACCACAGCCAAGCGCTGTTGGTAACGGCAAGCACGGCTTTGACCATTGCCAGACCCAGCGATGTTCTGTGGGCAAGCGGAACAGCTTGACGCTTGCTTGTTGCGCACACCTGCATCGGGCTTGTCACCATCAGCAGAGGTGCAGTCAGGGGCGGCTGCAGCCGCGTCTTTGTCATACGAGCCAGCGTAGAAGATACGGCTGACCTTGGGGGCGGCTTTGACCACGATCACATCCAAGTGGCGGTCTTCGATCGATGCTACTTCCTTGCCACCAGAGAGCAGGCGGAACACACCGCCCTTGATGGAGACGCGCTTCATGCCGGCACTGGTGTTAACACCACCGGCCAGAGCCAAAGTAGTTGCAGAAAGCTCAGCGTTCTTGGCGAAAGCTGGCACGTTTGAGGGGTTGAACATTGCAATATTGCTCATTTAATTTCCGATTAAGTAGGTTTGCGTACAGAGATATCGAACTCAGATGTAGAGTTCAGGCCGGGCGGTACGACCCCGGGGTTTTCTTCCAAGAACTGGGACATGTTTCCTTGCGCGATGCGCTTCTCCAAAAGCTCGACGGCCTCGTGTGCCAGTACGAACTTCTTGAACTCATCCCAGTCCTGTGTGTAATAGCGAGTTTTGACGGACATGACTGCCGTGCCCTCGGTAGTGCGAACTGATGTGACGCCCATCGCCTTCATCTGTTCCTTGATTGCATTCTTGATCTCGTCCTGTTGGCCTTTAAGTACTTCCGCTTGGGTGTCGTACTCTTGGGTCAGTTCGGTCATCTTCGTGCGTAGCTTGCGGTAAATTTTTACCAGCTTGTCTAACGGTACTGCTTCTTCTTCCATTGCTTCTCCTGTTAATTATTTGTCTAAGGTTGGACAGTTTACACGTAATTTAATTGGTTACAACCCCCTTTCATGATTTAATTTCAGTCTCAAACATCTCGGTAAGAAGTAAGTTATCACTAACTTTCCCTTCTAACGCATTAAACATCTTCTTCTCAATCGCGCTACCCTGAATGTGAATCACAGTAACTTTGTCTGAGTCTTGCCCCTTGCGGTCAGCACGGGCACAGCATTGGATGTACTGCTCTACGCTCATGAGTGGCCCATAGAACACCACAGTATCAGCGGCAGTCAGCGTGATGCCATGAGCCGAAGCCGCAGGTTGCATCACCAAGACCCGAGGGTCTGCTTCTGTTTGGAAGCGGTTGATAGTTATACCGCGCTTGCTTGGCGTGATGTCTCCATGAATGCACTCATTGACAATGCCCTTCTTGGTGAGGTACGTGCTGATGGTGTCGATGGTGCTCCGAAACAGGGCGAAGATGATGACCTTGCGATCAGTCTCCTCCAGTATCTCCTCCAGTACGGCAAGCCTAGGCGCTGAGTCAAACTCAACAACTTCCTTGTCGTCTGTGTAAGCTGCACCACAACTGATCTGCAATAGCTTGGATACGCCAGCGGCGGCATTGACTGCCGTGATGGTCTCTCCTGCGGCTTGCACCAGCATGCGGTCTTTGAGCATGTTGTAGTACTTGGCTTGCTGTGGTGTTAGAGCTACCTCTCGGGTCATGGTAATGACAGGCGGTAAATCTAGGCACTGTGCTTTGGTAAAGCGTATCGCTGGCTGTAGAGCCTCGTGTACTTTGTCCTTGGCGTCAGCCTTTGGCGCCCACTTAAACAGTGTGATCTTGTTCATCACCTGATCGCGCCATGCTGTCAGGAAGCGAGGCACGTTGTCAGGGTTCACAAGTTTGGCTAACCCGTACGCATCCACAGGTGACTGCGAGGCTGGTGTACCTGTCATCATCCACAGATATGTATTGGGTGTAAGTATCGAGTTGAGTGCCTTCCAGCGCTTGGTCGATGGGGTTTTGTATGCGTTGGCTTCGTCCACAATGACTAGGTCAAAGCGGCCATCGTTACGCACCTCATCCGCTATAAGGTTCAGCCCTTCGTAGTTGGCAATCACGATCTCGTAGTCACGCTGAATCATCTCGATACGGCGACTAGCTTGAGGGTGGTGCGCTATGACGGCAGAGCGATGCAGGATGCTGTTGTTGATGTCGCCCATCCATGCGCTGTGCATGATAGACAAGGGGCACAGGACGAGAACCCTACGCACCTTACCTAGCTTCATCAAGTAGTCAGCCGCCCACAGTGCAGACAGTGTCTTGCCCGTGCCGGGTTCGGAGAACACGAAGGCTCTCCTGTACATCGTCAAGAACGCGGCCGTCTCGATCTGATGAGCCATGGGCTTGTAACGCCCCGGCCAATCGTAGCGCCTAGTGATAGGCGATGGTACGTTTTTAACACCTAGGTTACGCAACACCCGCGCTTCGTCAAGTCCCCAATACACGGCCACGTCGTAGCCACCATCCATGCGCTCGACGATCTTGTGTTTAGGTATAACTTTGTACTTGTTCGGGTTCCTTGTGCGTAAGACTATTGCTTTGTCTTCGATAATTTCCATTGCTTCTCCGAGCTATTATTTTCCGTTGTCGCTTTGGTTTGCGCTCTTGTTACGCAGGCGTGTGTTGCCTGTTGTTGACTTGCCTCCAGCACGCAAAGGTTTGATGTGGTCAATGTCTTTGCCTGCTCGATCAACTCCTTTCTTATCGTAGGCTCTGCGGGCTTTCTGTCTCTCAATCTGATCGGCTGTCTCGCCCGTTTTCTTTTGCAGTTTGTATGCGTGTTTGTAGTCACGCTTGCCGTTTACTTGTGCCATTACTTCCTCCTAGTGTTTAGGATTGAACTCGCATCCGGTGACCTGACACCATCCGCAAAGTGGGGTTTGATTAGGATTCCATACATCTGTCTCAAAGCAAGCCTCAAGACGCGCAGTACGCTCACGATACTTCCACCAAAAGGCTTCAGACTGATCGCGTGTCATCTGCATCTTGACCATATCATCTTTGACAATGAACAGCAACGCAGAGTTGACCTTGCGGATGTGGGGGAAGTGTGCGAAAACCATAAGCGACATAAGCACAAGCTGATCCCTGTCGGGGTACTTGTTGTTGCCGGTCTTCCAATCTCCCACCCACGCCGTAAGGTTCTCATCGTTAACGATCAGGATGTCGGCAATGCCTCGAACCCAAACGTCAGGGGACTTCCAGCCCGTAGGCTTTAAGTCCACCGTTAATGCCATCTCATGCTCAGCAAGCGCTCTGCCTGACTTACCCA